TTACCCCCTTGCTTATTTAATAAGTAGTCAGGTGCTTGTATTTTAGGTAGTCTTAACTCATATTTATTGGCAGAGGTCTTTCTGTGGATAATTAAGTATTCTTTCTTAATAAGCTCATTTTTGGCTCTTTGTAGTGTAGATAAACACATATCTAATTTTGTCATTAATGTGGCATTTCTCAACACCCTAAATTTTGGCGATAAATACCTTAAATAGACAAATAAGGCTTTAGCCTCCTTGCTTAACCCTTCATCAACTATTAGTTGATTTGGGATCATGGTAAACCCTTTAGTAGTCATAAATCTTTCCTTTGTGGGTAAGTGTTTTATACTTAATCATTTTACAATCAATCAGAACATTTAGCGAACATAAATTATTTTACACTCTAGGGTTTTTATACTTGCAGTATAGAACAAAATGTATATAAATATTGTATGTTTAACGAATCAACAAAAGGAGAGAAACATGACTAAAAACTACGCAAGTGAAAGATATGTACCAAAGCAACTAAATACTAAAATAAAAGAAAACGATCATTTTGATTTTTTTTGGAATAATGACAATTTAAAACCATCTTGTATTGCTTTTCCTAAAAAAGGTAAAAACAAATTATTTTGGTACAGATTTAAAAATGTTGAGCATATGAATAAACATATAAACAATGTTTTAGAAAATGCTAAATCCAGAGAAGAAGAAAAAGCTAAATATAAAGCTGAAAGACTTAAACCTCACACATTAAAAGTTGGAGATGTTTTATACACTTCTTGGGGTTATGACCAAACTAATATTGATTTTTATAAGGTTGTTAAATTAGTTGGTAAAACTTCAATTAAACTTTGTAAAATGACAAATAAATATTATGAGTCTGGTTGTAAAGCAAGTGATAAGGTTGTTCCAGGTGATGTTAAAGAAAATGCAGAACCTTTTTTAAAAAGAGTTAATGGTAAAGATAACCATGTAAATATCTCATCTTTTGAATTTGCTAGAGTTTGGGATGGTACACCTAAATATCAAACTGCTTGGGGATATGGACACTAGACCGAAACACCCTCAATATTGGGGGTGTCTTGGGGTAAATCCCCAACTGATGAGGTCAGAAACTAAAAGAAAGGTAATATGAAAGCTAAAGACATAGACATATATAAATTATTTAGCAAAACCTTTAAAGGTCGTAAGATGTTCGACTTCATAGGTTTTGGTGAATTAGGTTTAATGCCTAAAGTATCTAAACCTATAAGACAGACAGAGGAGGTAGTTCAAGAAGATATAATTGAGCTGCCAGAGGATCTAATAAATAAACTTAATAAGGGGGAATAATGAAACTTAATGAACAACAACAAAAAAAAATAATGAAAAATAATCCAACACAGGGTTTTGATATTTGTTCAAAATGTGACAATGTTCAATTATATGGAACTATGAAAGATATTAATGAGAATGATTTTGATTTAATTTGTGATGATTGTTCAAAAAAGGGGGAATAATGCCTGAACTAAAAGAGGAACATTTTGAAGTTATTGATAAGAATAAACAAAAAGTCTATCAAGAACAAAAGGAAATGAGAGAGGAAACCATAGAATATATAGGTTCTTGCTCAATATTTGACTTGCAAGAGGTATATAAAATAATAAAAAGATTAAAAGATAGGAAATGAATAAATTAATCTCAAAATATAAAGTTTGGAGTTTATATTATAGATCCGAAATAATTTGGTTCTTGGTGGGTCTAGCAATAGGAATGATTATATTTTAATGAAAGGAAAAAATATGAAAATTAAATTAAGAAATAAATTTGGTAGTGGTGCAGTATTTGATTTTGATTGGAAAATTACAATTATTGACAAAACTAAAAGACCATACAGAAAAAAAACTTTAACAAGAACAGATATAATAGGAAATGATATGAAACATGCAGTTTCTACAATTGATGATTATATAGAATATCATCATTGTGTTGGAGGTGGTATTTATAGTGAAAGATAAATACAAACTTACAAAAAATGATTTGCATAATCTTAAAAGGTTAATGCTAACATATACTCTTGAAGGGTCTAAAGCCAAGAATGGAGTCTATTATAATAGATATAAAAACTTTAAAAAAGGAGGGAATTTTGCGAAATTGTGCCAATTGTAATCTCTGTTGTAAATTACCAGAAATAAATGATTTAGAATATCATAAAAAATCTTTTAGTTGGTGTAAAAGTTGTAATTTAGAAAAAGGAAATTGCAACATCTATGAAAATAGACCGATTTCATGCAGAACTTTTGAATGTTTTTATTTACAAGATAAAACAGATTTAAAACCTATTGATGTTGGTTTCTTTGTTTTTGATGAATTGCATTTAAAACTTAAATATGGCGATTTAAAGATAAGAACCATTTATTGTGAGCAAAAAAAATTAAAAGATTTAATTAAAAATATTAAGAAAGATAAGAAACTGAATGATTTAATTAAACAAGGTTATGCTTTTCATATTAGATATAATGAAAATGATAAACATATTAAAATTTATGATCCAAATAAATTTGGTGAAAAATTAGTTTTTTTTCACAAAGGTTGGACTAGAGAACAACTAGATGAAGTTGATAGAAAATTAAGATTGGAGGTCAATTATGCTTGAAACAATTATTGCAGTAGAGATAGCTCTATTGATATTTTATTTTGCAACTAATTAATGAATATATATGGCGATTATCGTATTTGCTGCAAGTGTAAAATGAAAGCAGATGTGGTTGAAAGAGGTAAAGATTTTTGTGCTGATTGTTGGTTCAAATATTTTTCTGGCGAAACATTGGAGCAATACGAAAAAAGAATAAAACAATTAGATGATTTAAAAAAAGATAAAAAATGAAATATTTAATAATTTTTATATTAGTTTGTGGTTGCAGCTTAAAAGATTATGACCTTAACCCAACAACAACAGTATTTAATCAATTAATGAAAGGTATAAATGGTAAAAGTAAACCTAGATCCGAATGATGTAGAACTAGCTTATACAATAGCTCAAAAGAGGTTTATTGGTAATTTAAGAATGAATAAAGGTTTTAGCTATGGATATGATAAGAACCTTAAAAATCAACTCTACGATGGCTTTCTAGGAGCATTAGGAGAGGTTTCTTGGGCAAAATGGACTAACTCCTACCATAATTCGTCTTATACCGATAATTTGCAGAGATATGAGGATTCTGACTTTCAAGACAATATAGAAATAAGAACACAAAATAAGAAAGCATATAATTTTTTACTGATTAGACCAGGTGAAAAGAAAGGTAAATATATTCTAATAATTAAAAATGATGACAAGGATTTTAATTTTAATATTGTAGGTTCATTTATTTTTAATGATGATTTACCACCTGAAAAACTATCTAATTTTGGTTATGACCATAGACCAGCTGCTTATAAAATTGAACTTAATGAACTAACACCTTTGGAGGACAATGAAAGACAAGATAAATTTTAAAATTTTTAAACCTTTTGGCTCATCAATGGCAAGAGCTGAACTACCTTTAGAACTATTAAAAGATTTTAAAGAGGATTTAAAAAAGATAAGAGCTGACAAAAAGAAACAAAAAGACCATGATTGGGGAGAAAGATTAGTCGGTCATGTAGCAGAAGAATATTTAATTACCCCAGAGGTTATGCTTAAATGGAAAAGAGCTTTTTTTGATCCGATTATAGCTTCATATACAAATGCACATATAAAACATAAGATTTCTAGTATATTGATAAATAGTGCTTGGTTCGTTGTATCTAAACCTGGCGACTATAATCCTTGCCATAGACATACTGAATATGTTTATCCTAATTATCATTTAAGCTGCGTTGGTTATTTACAAATACCAGACTCAATGATTCCAACAGATAATGCAAAACAACATAATGACTTTTCAGGTCAGACAGAATTTATAGAGGGTTCTGAAAATATGTTTGCCGATGTTAATTATAGGGTGATGCCAGAGGTTAGGCAATGGATCTTGTTTCCGAACAATTTATCCCATGTTGTGTACCCATTTAATAGTACCAAAAAAGATAGTGAACGAATATCTTTTTCTTTTAATGCAACAATAAACTTTGACAAAGACAATGCACCCACAAATTGAAATTATCTTGTATAGTATTTTGACAATTTTTGTATATTTTATATTGTATGGTTTCAATGCTTAAAAAAATAGGAAAAGAATGGACTAGAAAAGAGGAAGGTGGAATGTTTACTGCCGACCATTTATCACCAAGTCAATTAAATAAAAATATAGATCAATGGTTTTTTGACTATTGCAAACTAACTGCTGCCGAAAGAAAAAAATTAAAACCTAATTTAAAAATGATATTTGGTGGTTTAGCAGGTCAAGCTATGCAAGACATGATTACAGAAAATTTAACATTAGAACAAGTAATGAAAGGTAAGAAATGACAGATCAAATAATGATGCAATTTGCAAAACTGCAAACAGAAAACAGAAATCTTAAACAAGATATAAAAAAAAGCACACAATTATTATTAAAAAGGGATGATGAGAAAACAGAATTACAAAAAGAAGTAGATAAACGACAACAATTAATAGATTTTTTAAATAAACAACTAAACGATGAGAGGAAAGACAATGAAAAAAGCAGAAAAAGTGCCAGAAGAAAAAAGTAAAGGTTCTTTTAAAGATAGAAGAAAAGAATGTTTAAAAGAAATAGGTAATATACCAACTGTTACTATTAAAGGAAAACAATATGCAATTGTTGTAGAAAGACATAAACATTTATTAGAAAGATTTCCAGAGGCAAGATTTAATGAAGAAATATTACACCATGATAATGACAGAGTTATTGTTAAAGTAGAATTATATATTAGCGATACAATTTATAGTGTAGGTCATGCAGAGGAGTTTAGAAATTCATCTTATATTAATAAAACAAGTGCATTAGAAAACGCATCAACAAGTGCGTTAGGTAGATGTTTAGCTGCATTTGGTTTATCAGGATCTGAATTTGCTAGTGCTGAAGAATTAGTTAATGCTTTGAACAATCAAGGTAATAACAAACAAGTTTCAATTAATGATCAAATAAAGAAGCAGACAACAGAAACAAAACTAACTGCTCTTTATAGTAATTGGAAAAAAGAAAATGATTCAATAGAAAAGATTTTTGAATCACAACAAAAAAGCATACAAACCAATGGAGGGCAAAATGCAAAACAATGGTAGTGGTAAGCAAAAGGATTGGGTTTTATTTCCTTATGATGCCAACAATGAAAAAGCCATCAAAATTGATTTTTCAGGAAATGTTAATTTAGATAATGGCAACAAGGGTACAATTCTTGGAGTAAAAGGTTCATCAAAAGATGGCAACACCAAGTTTGTCAAAGTCTATGCACAGGTCGGAGTCTTATTTAAAGGTGATGACAAGTTTACTGGCGAAATGAACTATCCTGATGCAGGAGGACAAAAAGGTTTAATTGGTTGGTTGAATGATGAAGGTAATGTTTTATCAGGTTATAAAAACGAACCCAGACCAAAACAAGATAGTCAACCTAAAAAAACAACAAGCTCCTTTCAAATTTAGTTAGTTATCTTGAAAGTTGTTATTTTAGTTTTGGCTTTACTTACAAGTGAGGGATATGTTTTACATAAAGTTAAATTTGAAACTACCCTTACTTGTGAGGAAATACATAAGTCAGTAATAAAATTTAAAGAAATAGGAAAAAGAACATATCCAATATATCAAAACAAAGTAGCTTTTGCTCATTGGTGTGAAGATAACAAAGGTAATTATGTCAGATAATGTAAAATTTATAAGTGAGATAGAAAGATTATTAAAACAAAAACAAAATGATTATGGACACTTTGACCATACCTCTTATGTAATGGTAGGAATTATGGAAAAATATCTATCAATTCATAATAACCAAGATGTTAAAATACCCTTAAAATTCTTTGGTTTATTTATGATTTTGTTAAAATCATGGCGAATAATGCAATCAAAAGATTACAAAAAAGATTCGTTTGATGACATTAATGGCTATACAGAATTATTAAGGAGGTTAGTCAAAGATGAAAATAAAAACAACTAAAAGACCGATGACTCCTAAAATGCTTAAGCTATTGCAATTTATTAAAAATTATAATAAAAAATACAAATATAGTCCGACTTTTTCAGAAATGGCTAAAGAGTTGGGTTATAAAAGTAAAAATTCAGTAAGTGTGCTGATACAAAAACTAGAACAAAGAAATGAGATTAAAAGAGAATATTCTGGTTATAGTAGAAATGTTGTATTGAATGACTAAAGTAATTAAAACATCAAGCATAGAGTTAGCTGCTGATTTTGAAGAAATTTTTGATGGTGCAAATGTTGAAGAAGCAACGAAAAAAGCACACAATCAAAAAATGCCTAGTGAGTTTGCAAAAGTAAATATCACCGAACACAAACTTGTTAGTGCAAATATTAAAGTTATCGGTGAGGTAAATGATGAGCTTAAGAAATAGCAACACAAGGTTGTACACAAAGCTAGATAAGGCACACAAAAAGATTATGGGTGCTAGAGATAATGGAAGGCAATGTGTTATAACTCTGCAAAACTTTAAGGAATACAATCAGTTGTTCCGAAGAATAGTTGAAGCAGAAAATAAAGATGCTAGATTTTTATATACTTAATTAAGTATATACAAAAAGTTGCATTTATTTTAAGGGGTTCTATACCCTAAATGAAAGGAAAGACATGAAACTATCAGATAGAGCAAAAAAGAACTTTGTAGAAGATAATGAATTTTATATTCACATTGGTAAAAAAATTAAAGAAGCTAGATTAGCAAGAGAAATATATGTTCAAAACTTTGATGAAAAATTAGAGGTAGATGGATATTATATTAAGAAACCTGCAACGCAGCAGATACTAGCAAAAGCACTCCAAACAACTTTTCAACAAATAGGTAAGTATGAAAAAGGACAAAACAGAATACCTATTGTAAACTTAATTAGAATATCTAAATTTTTAAGAAAACCTTTAGATTACTTTGTTGATGTAGAAAAAGAAACTATGATTCAATCTTTTATTTCTAAAATGAACAATGAGATGCGTAAATAATGTTTGTTCCTATAGAAGAAAAACTTAAAAAAATAATCCCTAATGTTGACCAACATGATGAGTTTGAATATTACAAGCAAATCTTACCCAAGATGATAGCCAATGGTCATGCAGCTCATCAAACAATACCTGGATATAAAGATTGTAAACCAGAGATAGAAGCATTTAGATGGTTTGATAATATTAATATTCCTGTTCATGGTTATTGTGATTTAAAAGGTAAAGTTATTATTGAAGACAAATGTAAGTTTCCCAAAAGAGGTAGAGTTAAAAAAGATGGCACTAGGTCTTGGCTGACTAATAAACTACCTGAAGAAAAACCAGATTCATTTCATTTATTACAAATAGATTTTTATTATTCTGTATTTAAGTTGCCAGTTTATATGTGTTATATCAATGAGGAGTCTTACAAAGTATTTAGTGCAGACAATTGTGATGATTTAAAACCAGAGAATATAGAAAAAAGAATACCAAAGATAATACAAAGATGTAAGATAAGACAAAACCTAATGAAGATAAGCACAGATCCTAAAGTTGTAAAAGATTATATTCAACCACAGTTTGACCATTACTTTTGGCGAAACGAAATGGAAGAAAATTACTTACCTGATGCTATGAAGTTTTGGGAAAGTTAATTACCAATCAAATTTACTTTCATTCTCATAAGTCTTATCCTCATCAGCTTTACGCATACATTCGTAATGAGCATGACCTCTAGGATAAAAACTTACAAAGCTATCGCTATTTAAAATCTCTGCTGAACAGTATCTACAATTTCCAACTAATGTGACTATGACTTTTGATTTAACCCAACTTTTATTATGTTTTGGCATAGTTAGGTCTTTTGCCTTTTCTTGCTTTCCTCTCTGCTTTCTTTTTTCTTGATACTGCTGCTCTCCTTTGACCAGAACTCATGGATTTAGCTTTGGCTAAAGGAACACATTTAGGATAATTTTTTCTTTTCTCACCTTTGGATCTACCACATTTAGGAAATGAACCATCGGATCTTCTATTAGCTATGTCAACCCAATTAGCTCTTACCCATGATCTTAAACCTTTTGACATTATCTTTTTCTTTTTTTAACTTTTTTCTTTTTCTTACCACCAGGTGTAATCTTACCTGAACATACACCAGAAGCATACATATTAGCATAGGCACTAGGGTACACTTTAAATTTTCGCTTGGCTGCTGCCTTACCTCTTGCACATAGTTTTGCCATTATTCAAACTCCTTTAATATTTTTATTTTTTCTTCTGCATTAGCAATTTTTTCAATCAACTTATCTACCTCATCAATGTGTTGTGGGTGTTCTCCAATACCTACACTATTGTTAAAATAAATTTTTATAGTAGCATCAGCATGAGATATTTCAGCTTGATACCTTTTTTCTAATGCGTCAAGAATTAATTGTTTCATCCTGTATGTCTTTTTTGTACTGTAAATTTAGCCATCTTAACAGCACCTTTATGTGGTTTATAAGTACCTTTCATAAGTTTATATGAACTACCTTTTTTCATCCAATGAAACCCTTTGGGTGCTTTTACTGTTTTCATCATACTTTTCTCTTTTTCTTTTTTTTAAGTTTATCAAAGTCAGCACCAGTTATTCTATCAAATGGTGCAGCCATTCTTGCTATCTTCATTTGTTTTTTACTATACTTTTTGTTTTTACCTTTTGGCATATTATCTCCTATTATTTAACCCTCCAACCATACCCAACCATCAAAATGATTACACCTAATATTAATATTTGCTTTTCATTTTTTTGTTTTTTTTCTTCTTCTTCTTCTTATCTTTTTTCTTTTTCATATACATAACTATCTCCTTTTGTTTTTACGACCCATATACCAATCGCCAGGTTCATAATCCCATCGTTTACCATGATGACCTCTTATATCAGCATATAACATTCTTGCTTTGACTATTAATTTTATAATAGACCTTACCATTTTTTACAAGACCAATATCTTGCAGAAAATACATCTTTTGCACTAGCACATCTATGTCTAGCTCTAAAACTCTTTCTTCTAGCTGGATTAGATTTTTTAATAGTCATGTTGGCATCGCCATATCTAATAATCTTTTCTCTACCACCTTTACAGGC